AAGGTTTTGTCGGGTGATGTGTCGTTTGTTGATGAGGCGAGGGTGTGGGTGGAGGCGCAGGAGGGTTTGTGGGATCGGGTGGCTGTTGTGGTGGCTGGGTTGCATGAGGTGGAGCCGGTGAATTTGGAGGAGGGGAAGACGCCGTCGTGGATTTGGCAGGATTGGGCGGTGGCGTTGAGGTCGCCGTGGTCGCGTGATTTGGAGGCGGCTATTGCGTCGGCGGAGAAATGGTTGGAGGGGCGTGCCGTCGCCTCGTAACGCTCCGCGGCGGCGGGTGGTGAATGTGACGCGGGTTGGCGACTATGGGGGTGTCCGGTGGGTGCATCGGTTGGATTGTGGTCATTCGGCTGTTCGGAAGCGCCGTGGGGGTGTCCGGTTGGGGTGTGTGGAGTGTTTGGGGGCGCGCGAGTTTGAGTCGTTTAGTCGCGAGTTGGTGAAGGCACCGCCGCCGGTTGTTGATGACGGGTTGGCGGAGGCTGAGGTGGAGGCTGCTAGTTTGCGGGCGTTGGTGGCGGGCCGGTTGGGGGTTCCGCAGGAGCAGGTTGAGGTTGTCGTTGGTGTGGCTGCGAATGGCCGGTTGGGGGTCCGGTCGGGTTGGGTGTGGTTGTCTGCTAGCCAGTTGCGGTCGGTTTTGTAAACACGAGGAGTGTTTCGTGGGGGATGCGTTTGTCGGCGTTGGCTCCGTGCGGTAGCCCGGTTGCGGGGATGATGATGGTGTTGGCGGACTGGTAGCCGATCGTTTTGCAGGTGTCGGTGTGCCATTTGGTGACGTGTTGTATTTCGCCACTGCGGATGTGGTCTTTGATGTTGATGATGAGCGTCCCGCCGGGTTTCAGCACCCGTTTTGCCTCAACCCACGCTTCGTTGTGGAGGTGCCGGTAGTCGCTGCCCCATTGCAGCCCGGCGGATGATCCGTTGGCGAGTTTGTGCCCGAGGTAGTGCCGGTAGGTGTGCCGTTTCGAGTCGTCTTTGGCTTCGTGGTGGTCGGCCATACGGTTCCCGAAGCAGGGTGAGGTGACGATGGCGTCGAAGGTGTCTCGGTCGTATGGGGTGTTGACGGCGTTGCCGACGATCGTGTCGGGGTGTTGCTTCGCCCAGTCGGGTTCAATTTCGACACCGATGGTGCGGTAGGGGAGTTGGTGTACGGTGCCGATTCCGGCGAACGGGTCGAGAACGTACAGGTCCGGGTTGTCGCCGAGGATTTCGACGATGGCGTCTAAGTGGGCTTGGGCAAACTTTGCCGGATGCGGGATAGGCATTTAGGCAACAGTGTCCGGCTCTGGGTCAAGGTTCAGGGGGCGGAACTCGTTGGCTTGAAACGCACAGATGCCTTCGATGTGTTTCAGGGCGTTCAGCAGGATCTCTTTGTCGTCACGCAACCGTTTGATAAACACGTTTTGGTCGTCGAATTCGTGAACCAGCGCCGACAGGTACGGCATTCCGATCGACACGAAATCTTGCGGCGTTCCTGTTTCGATCCGTGCCCGAATGTAATCAATGGCAGATGTTTTCATTTGTCTCTGGTGGGGGGTCGTTCGATGTGGATGTCTTCCCCGCCCGTTGATTCTACCGGAATCCATGCCCGGCTGTAAACATGCTCCTTGACTTTGCGCTTTTTGATGAGCGTCCCGTCGATCAACGTGTCGTATTCGTCGGCGGTCATGTTGAGTGTCGACATCAACTCCACGTCGGTGAACTGCTTCGTGGCCGCCAACGCCTGCAACGTTGTCGATAAACGCTTCGGCACGATCTGGCCTCTTGCCCGGTTCAAAACGATGTGGAGGATCATGGCCTCCACCGTTGAACAACTCACCCACCGCACTGGTATGGATAGTTCTAATTTTTGAGCGACTACCCAACGGTGGAAACCGTCGATGATCGTTCCGTCGTCCCGACACACGAGCGGATACATGAACCCGTACTCCTTGACTGACCGTTGCATCAGCAGCAGGTCCGGGCGCAACACATGGTTGGTGCGCCAACCAGCGGGCCGCAAATTCACGGTCTCTACGGTTTCGATCTCCATGCTCACACCTTGTCGTCGATCAGGTCGAGGCCATCAGCGTCCGCTGCTGCCTGCAACGCCGCCATCCTCATCTTATGCGAACGGGTCTTCGGCCCAACCGGCGACGGCGAAGTCAACCGAAACTCGTTCAGCAACAACGTCCGAACCAGATGATCTATCGGATACGAAAACGGGTCACCCGTATGCTTCTTGCGGTACTCGGCAACGAAACGTTTCGCATCTGTTGTCCTGCCGGGAGTCAGCATGTTCTCCACGACGCAACGCCGCACCCCGTCCCAACCTTGAAGGGCGTAACTGTTGATGAGTCGCTCCACGTTGAAATCGCCCCACAGGCGACGCTGAGCATCAATCTCCGGATACGCCCGATACAAGTTGTCAAAGAATTCCGGCTCCGTGCTGATCACATCAGACAGGCGGCGAGCCGCCACTGAATGCAACGGAATGCCGACACGGGTGTTCGCTCCCGACATGGCTGCATAGTCGTAGTAGGCGGTGTATCTGGCGTTGTGTTCCTCAGAGATGAACTTGAACACGTCGTCCGTTGTCCAGTCGTAAATCGGTTTCACCATCCGCAACGGAATCGCTTTCGACAAACGGTACGGCCGGTTGATGTAGTTCTCGTGGAGTTTCTGAACGACGCTGCGGTACCGAATCATCGACTCGTTGGCCCGCACCCCCGTCAGGAACGCCACCCGCCCCCGTTTGCCTTGCATCGTGTAATGATCGATCGGCAACGGAATCGCATCTTCACGGGTCAACCCGAAATGCTCCGCAGTGATTGCCCACGGCGGAATGTCACGCACAAGGCGACCCAGCCGTTCACGGGCAGCCGACCACAACAACGTGTAGTCGCGTCGACCCAACACCCACACCTCCTGCCCATGCGGCAGGCAATACCATTCCATGTCCACCCAGTCGTAGCCACGAACCTGCTCAAGGTGTTCCACCACCGCCGGGGACACCATCTCCTCGTCGCGGAAAATTACTTTCACCGGGCCAAGGCCGCGTTCCTCATGCACCTCTTTCGCAAGGTACAGAACCGCCGTCGAATCCTTGCCGCCCGAATACTGGACACAGACCGTGTCGAACGTGTCGTACACATGCCGCATGCGTTGCCGTGCAGCGTCCACACACGAAATGTCGAGAAACATTCGGCGTCGTGCCATCAATTTCCGATCAGGTAGAGAAGTGGGGTGCCCGCCTCAAAATCATCGGCGTGCCTTCGCCCAGCCATGCACCAAACGTGTTGAACGACAGATAGTCAACAGCGTCCTCGTAGGACATGCCGTCGCCGCCGAACATCATTCGTTCGATCATCTTCTCTTCGTCATAAACCAGCACCGGAGGAAAGTTGATACGGGCAGCGTATCCGATAACGCAACAATCGAAAAAGTCCCGAGCGCCGGGGCCGTCAAAAATGACGGCGTCAGGGTTGACCTCAGCGAAGTCGTCCCAAAACTCTCCTTTTCTCATGGTGGAGTCGGGGGGAATCGAACCCCCGTCCGTCGTGTTTCCGCATTTCCCCGTTCGACCGTCCCCGGTTTACGCCGGGTCGGGTGAAGCATTGCTTGCTGATGCGACAGAGTGACCATGCTTCATAATCACTCCCTCATATGTTGTGTGCCCGTCTTTCCGGACTGTCGCCCGATTGGATTGACAAGGATCGGGAATCCCTGTGGGATTTAGATTAGGCAACCCTCCTCTTCGAGAAGAGCAGCGAATTCTGCATCCCAATCGCACGAGTATGAATCGGCGGTTGTTGTTGGTGCCCTGTTTAGCGAGTCTGAGCAACTCGGGTCGCGGGTAGTGCTTCTTCACGGCGTCGAAACCGATCGACCCCGTGCCGTCAATCATACCCGATTCGGGCAAAGTCGTCAACAGCCGATTTGCAATCGTCAAGCATTTACGATAAACTACTTGAACGGATCACCAAAGGGGTTGTCACACATAATCCCTACACTGTATGTAAACCCCTATCGAGGAGGCAGTACCTATGAACAAATGGTTTGACGTAGACAAAGAAGGCTTCGGGCAACTCATGGCCGACCGACCAAAGGTCGCCATCCTGCACGACCTCATCCAGAACATTCTCGACGAGGACGCCACCGTAGCCACCGTCACGCTGAAACCAATCAGCGGTCGACGCGGCCGGGCGCTCCTCACCGTCACCGACGACGTACCCAACGGATTCGCCGACCTGCGCGACGCCTACACCCTGTACAAGGCATCCCGAAAGAAGAACGACCCCACCAAGCGCGGCCGCTTCAACGAAGGCGAAAAGTTCGTCCTATCGCAATGCGACGAGGCTGAAATCGTCACCACCACAGGCGGTGTCCGCTTCAACAAAGACGGCACCCGAACCTCGCTACGGCGCACCACCGACCGCGGCTCAACCTTCACCGCCGTCATCCGACTCACCCACGACGAAGTCGCCACCATGTGCGCACAGGTGCAAGCGATGATCGTTCCCGAAGGAGTCTTCGTCCTCGTCAACGGAACCCCGCTCAAGGGACGCAACGCTATCCGCACCATCGAAGCAACCCTCCCCACCATCATCACCGACGAAGACGGCAACCTCACCCGCACCCGGCGAGCCACCACCATCCACATCGACGAGTTGGGCGAAGGAGAAACCCCGCACCTATACGAAATGGGTATCCCTGTCGTCGAAATCGACACACCATGGCACATCGACGTACAACAGAAAGTGCCGTTGAATCGGGACCGCGACAACGTCACCCCCGCCTACCGGCGTGACCTGCTCGCCTACGTCCTTGACGAAACCGTCGACCTGCTCACCGAAGACACCGCCGCAGAATCGTGGGTCAAGGACGCCCTCCCTGCCGCCGAAGCAGACACCGTGAGACAGGCAACCACGAAAATATTTGGCAAAGGCTGGGTCATCGGCACCCCCGCCGATCGTGAAGCCGACAAGAACGCCATCGCCAACGGCGTCACCGTCGTCGGCGGAGGGGCGTTGGGCAAAGACGCATGGGAGGCCGTCCGGGCAAGCGGATCAGCAAAACCGTCCGCCGACAAATACTCCCTTGGACACCGCACCGACCCCCGCGGGTACAAACCCAAAATGGCAGAAGTGACCCCGTTCACCACCGCCGTCAAAAAGTACGCCCTCAAAGTCTGCAAGTTCCTTCTGGACGAGGACTACTTCGAAATCGACCTACAGGACGACAGCCGCTTGCCGTACAGCGGCATGTACTGCGGGCGACGCATCGTCATCAACCTCCACTCGTACAAGAAGATCGAAGACAAAGACGAGTTCGGTCGGGCACTCGACGACCTGCTGATCCACGAATGCGCCCATCGGTACAGCGGAGACCACCTCACGATGCAATACATCAAAGCCTGCACCCAACTGGGAGCCAAACTGCGAAACCTTCCGACCCGGTGGCGGGCCGAGGTTGGCTGATCCTGCCTGAAGATGACGGCGGGTCAGAAAGGAGAAACACCCCCGCCGCCATCCTCATTTGGCGGGCCATGCCTCTTTGGGGGTAGAGGCTGGCGTCAGCAACCTTAGTAGGTTGCGAGTTACAGGGGCGGAACTTGCTGGAGTTTGCTCGCCAACAGTTCGACTGGCGAAGGAACCGGGGCACGAAGGGCATCGATCAGATCGGCCTTCTTCATTTGGTTTGCCCCATCGATCTCTGTAGCCAACGCCCGAAGTTCCACAACCTTGAGGTCTTCAAGTTCCCGTACCGGCTCTGGCTCCGTAACCAAATCCTCGCCACCCAACGCATCCTCAATCAACGCCCAGTCCAAAGCACCCGGCCCCTGAGTCTCCAAGCCCGGCATGTGATGGGCAGCGCAAACTCCGCTGAACTCAGTCCACTCGTTCATTAGCAGCACATCAGCCAACGCTTCCTGTCCGGGGGCGGACCCCGGACGGACGACAGCCGGTGCGCCAACCGCCTCAACAACCTTGCTGATGATCAACGCTATCCACGACATGTCGTAGGTGTTCGGCATGTCGCCAAGGTGTTTGATGATCCGCAGCCATGCTGTTTGGCCGCGCTGATGCGCCATCTGCACGTTGGAAATCTGGATAACTGGAGCAAACTTGAGGTCGATGTGCTGATAGACGCGGCGGTTCTCAACGTCGAGCGTGAAGTGCCCGACATAGCCCTGCTCCCCCATGCTCCTGACCGCTCCATCAAGGTTGCCTGCCCCAATGTTGTCGATCACTACACGGTTACCAGATTTGGTGGTGCGAGATTCGCCCGTGAGGGGACCAATCAGACCCAGCCCCTGCACGATGATTTCAGAATCGACAAACGGTAGACGTTCACTCATAGCAAGCCCTTTCCATCGTTAGGTAATAGATTACACAAATCGGAATGGAAACGGTTGTAACAATCCGCTGTCCCGACATGCCGGTTGGACGACGACTGATCTACCGCCCCGGCTTGCTTGAGACGAGCCTCATCCCAAAACTCTTGATACGGCAACGACCCCACATAAGAGGCACGACTATACGACTCCCACCGCCCATACCGCTTGTCCCCCTGCACGCTCACGAAGTGGTACAGGTCCGGACGCTGATGGCGGCTTCCCTCCCACACCGACACCTCATACCCGGATAGTGGAGGAACGCCACGGCCCTTCGATTTGACCTCAGCCCTCGTCCCATCCGGCATGAGCAGATCATGGTTGCGGCTGTCGTCAAGCAGCCGTCCGCCAACCAACATCTCCATGATGATCTCGCCGATGTAGCCGAGGACACTGCCCTCGTCTTTTTCGATCGAATTGGGCAACTGGCCGCGGAGTGCCTTTCGGCGTTCAGCAATCTCCTGAATCTCAGGAGTTACCTCAACGATTACCGGAAGCAAAATCCCAGCCGAGTCACGCCATTGGCGTCGCCCGTCAGGAGAAAGCCGGTTAGCAATTTCCTCGATTGACCAGTTCGGAGATGGGTAGCCTTCGATTTAGAACGCGTCCTCGAACGGGTTGCTCGTCGGAGCCGCCTTCGGAGCCTGCTTCGCTGCCTGTCCGTCGCCGCCGCCCTTCCGGCGACGCTTGTACTCTGCCACGCCCCACAAGTCCAAGCCGACTTTGTCGGCAACGACCTCCACGATGGTCTTCTTGTCGCCCTCGGGGGTTTCCCACGTTCTTGATTCCAGCCGTCCCGTCACCATGACGGCGCTGCCCTTCTCCAGAATCTCGGCAGCGTGTTCGGCAAGGTCACGCCAGAACACGACATTGAAAAACGACGTGTCGCCGTCTTCCCACTGATTGGTTTCCTTGTTCAACACCCGCTTGTTGACGGCAACCCCCATAGCCAACCGTGCATGCCCGTTGTTGGTGAACTTGAGTTCAGGATCGGCAGTGATATTTCCAGCAATCTTTACTTCGGCACCAGCCATGGTTTCGCTCTCTTTGGTTCAAGGCCACATTCCTTGCAGCCGGACTGCCGCATACTCTAGGCTGATCCTGACCCACCGTCAACCCACTGTCAGGAAACCTTCGATGCCCAACCCCGATGCAATACTCGCCCTCCGCCAAGCGATCATCAACGTTCTCATCATCATGGGGGAAGTCGAAGAAGTCGAAGATGCGGCTCGCCGCACCGAACTCGAAGACGAAATGGGCAGGATTGCTGACACGTTCCTTGAGATGCTGAACGTCGAAATCACGGAGGCAGAGATCGACAACGAAACGGCCGTCATCAACTTCACCGTTTCTGTTCCAGCGTTCTAATCTGAACTCACGTTCTCTCTGACAAACGCTATGACCTGTTCAGCCGAGGACGGCAGATTCGAATAGGGCGGCACGCTCTTCAAATAACGCAGAAACGCATACCAGTCGCGTTGCTGTTCGGCATCATCAAACACAAGCGTGTACTGAACGACAGCCTTCGCTCCAGCCACCCCGGCGGAAGTCGCCCCCTGCGTCACCAACGTTTCCGTGTCCGTCGTCGCAATCGTCGGACCCTCCTCAGGGGAAGTAATCAGAACCGGAGCAGACCAGCCCGTATCGGCATCGCCGGTATCAACCTTGACCGGCTCATCCATCAACGCGACTTCGAAGTCATCCCAGCCCAACGAAGTAAACAGGTCGGGCATATCATCCATCACCGTCGTAAGCATGTCGAGCAGCAGTTGTTGATCTGAAAATCCGAGTTCAGACGTTCGATTGTCGGTCAAAGCAAACGCCACCGCTTTGTCATGGTCAAAAGGAACGTTCAGCACGGCGATATGCGTCCAACCAAGTTGCTTGGCTGCCGCCAACTGGTGGTTGCCTGCGATGATCGTGCCGGTTCCGTCCTTGTTGTCAACAGCAACAATCGGTTTGACCTGTCCGAACTCGGCATAGGAAGCAGCGATCGAGTCCACGTTCCCTTGCCGTGGGTTGCTCGGTAGAGGAATAAGTTCGTCGACATGCACCAACATCCCCTGAAGGGATTCGACAACGTTGTGAACTGGATCAGTCATGTTTGTGCTCGCACATTGGCCGACAAGGTTCGAAGGGCATCCATCGAAGTACGAAGAGAATACAACTTTTCACGCTTGGACTTCAGCAGCGCCTCAGCGATCTTCATGTGGTAATGATCGTCAGCCATCTTGTAGTCAGCCCACGACTCGCGTTCCTTGATGGAGCCGTTGGCCGACAGGTACTCCTTGGCCCACGCTGCCTTATATTGAGCATCCTTCTTGGCGGCGTCCACGGCCAGAACCTCAAACGCTTCAGTTTCAGATTCCAACAAATCTGACATCCGGATAATTTCCTGCTCGATGTCTACTTGGCTAATCGGCGCATTACGCATCGCTACAAATCACCCCAATCGATATTCAGTAGGGCCGTCTGGTTCCGTTCCGGCCAGTCGTATCGAGGCTTCTCCAAATAACACAGCCCCATTTCTTGAAGAATCCATGCGTCGCATTCATCATCCGCTCCCGATCCGCTCCACGCCTGCTGCGTTCGAGCAGACACCGAAGAGATGCTTGCCGACTTGGAAGCATTGCCTTTGCCGGTTGCGAACTTGGCTCGGCAGGTAGGCGGAATCTCCACGAACGTGAATCCGTGCTCGTGCCATGACAGCCGCAACACGCCGCCCAACTCACCTTGCGCATGGGCATGGCTGGTTCGCTTAGCAAACGCATACCCCTCCACCATGACCACGACCGGCTCCTCGGAACAGCGCCGAAGTTCAACCAGTTCTGAAAAGACGGCGTCCCTGATCTCTGCGAGACGTTCCATTCCCTTTGCCTTGGATTGGATCACGAACGTTTCGTCACGAATGGCAACCCCAGTTGAAGTCAAAGACGGATCGATACCAACGACTTCAGTCACGCCAACTCGGCTCCAACGGAATACCTTTGCTCCATGATTCTCGAAGCGTTACCGCTTCGTCGTACATCTCTACCGTAGCCCAACTGGGGAGATGCAGACCCAACGTTTCCGCTTCGTGGGGACGGGTGGTGATGCGACGATGGCAGCCACGGCAAACAGTCAGCAGGTTGGATTCTTCAAGGATTGATCCGCCCTGTGAGCGGTTGATGATTTCGTGAACGTCGCAGGCTGCCTGTTGCTGAAAGATGGCTTTGTTCTCCAGTGCCGCATACAGGACGCAGGCTTCACAAAGGGGGCGCTCTGACAGCAGGCGTTCCACCAGTGGGCGACGTTGCCGGTATTCAAGTTCTCGTTTCTTCGACCGATACCTCATGCGATGCTCCGAAAGAATGCGTCCAACTGTTTCGCCCCGTTTCGAACATCCAAACCAGCCAGAGCCTTACGGGTTGCTTCGGATTCCGCTTTCCGTTGGCTTGGTTCCAACAGTTGCAAGACGTTGGTTACCCAATGGAATGGCTTTCGGGCAATGCGGCCAGCCCCGAAGTCGTTCACGAGCGCAGCGTATTCCGGAAGGTTCGACGCAATGAAAGGAATGCCAGCGGCAGCGTATTCGAGACACTTGATCCAAGATTTGGCATGGTTGAACGGCGTGTCGGTCAGGGGAGCCAAACCGATGTCGAACGGCATTCCGCCAGCGAATTCGGATGGAGCCAAAAACGGATATGTAGATACACGCTGCGGGTCGACTCCGATGCGTTCTGCAAAGGTTGGCGATCCGACGAACTCGCCCGTGTGATGAAAGCGAACGCTGTCGGGTAGTTGCGACAGGACCCCACGCAACAGTTCAAGGTCTCCGCTGCGATGTCGCGTTGAACCGCACCAGCCGACTATCACCTCGTCACCATGGTGATGCCGAGGGATGTATTTGTCGAATTCGACGTGGTTGACGAGATGCATGATTCGGGATTGGTCAACCCAACGGGCCATCTTCTCGACAAGGAATCGAGTGGACACAACCAGATAGTCTGATTTGGTAACGATTGATCCATAGTGGTTGATGTTGTTGGTTGGGTGTTCGGTGGGATGGGTGGCTCTGAAGGCAGCGTTGGCCGGGGAAATCCCCCAGTACCAGTCATCGATGTCGTTGATGATGATTTGCCCGTTGGCTTGAGCCTGTGCCATTTGCTTGATAAGGCGCTGATCCATGAACCGTTGCAAATAGATAATGTCACAGTCGAAGTGGTCTTCTTTCAACCACTCATGGACCCCGAATATTCTCTTATCGGGATGCCATGCCAACATGCCGAGAACCGCAGGGGTTCGAAGGTGTTGTAGGTACTGGCCGATTCTGATCCAGCCTGATCCCCCCATGACCGGGATGCCTTCACTGGTCATTATGGATTGAGACCAGTCGTTGGAGGCAAACCCGACTTTCATCAGGCAGACCCGCTGCTAAAAGTTTGCATTGACCGCTTCCTCAACCTCGTTGAAGTTCCACTTGCCCTCAAGGGCAGCCCATAGTGCAACATCTATCGGGGTTGGGTCAAAGCGGTATTCCTCCATGAGTAACCTGTGTTCCTTGATGGCCTTGGAAAGAAACGAAGCCAACTTGATGTCATCAGTCAAGGCTTCATCACCAAGGGCGATCATCCGATCCACTTCAGCAACTCGCTGTTCGACATAGAACCTGAACCGATTGATCTTCGTGCGACGCTCATCATTCCCGACTTTCATTTCCATGATGAGGACGCTGCCGCCCTCCATGTCGGCGAAACGACGTTCAGCGTCTTGGTCTGTGCGGTTCAGTTCCTGAATTTGTTCGTCGAGATTGTCGACAAGTTCGTTCAAGGACACTCGCCACCGATCGTGATTATCGGGAAGGCGTAGGTATTCGCCTTGATCCGATGTCACCTTGTTTTTGACATCCTCGGCCACAAGGCGCGTGAATGCTTCATCAGTCAACATTGTAAAGATTCCTTATGCTAGATAACCGTGAGTCAAACTAAAACCGGGGCAAGCCTTTACGTCAATTGGCTCAACTGTCTTGACAACAGTTCGAAACCGTTCGCTGTCCTTTATGAGAGCCTGAAGGTCCGACCCGGAGTCAAGCATACCTGACGTAATCTTATTTCCATCAGCGGGTAAAGCATTTGCAATGTTTTGCATGGAGGTCTGCGTTTCCTGCTCTAGCCCTTTGTCAACAATCCCATCTGGAGAGTTGCGAATCGTGGCGTCACATATCTGTGGCCGCAAGTCAAGGGTCAGGGTGAGAACCCGATCAGAAAGAACAACTTCACAGTCGCTAACCATCAAGAAGTCTTGATAGTCCAGTTTCCGCTGGTTCAACCACTGAACGCGCATGGCCCCTTCGAGCGGAGGCATGCCCGCCTGTTGGATAACGTTGGCCCGTTCGACAAACCGGCTGCGGAAAGAATCGGCCCAATCTTTTTCGTCATCAGTCATAATAAAACCTACCTATGTTGTCGATAAGTCTACTTTGCCCAAGCAGGGCAAATCGGCTTGTAATGACACCAATCACACAAACGTGACGGCTTGGTTTGAAACACCCCTGCCTCGCAAGAGTCCTCCACCTCTTTCCGCACGGAAGTGATCGTCTGGATGGTTTCCGACCGGCGCTTCTGCGTCGGCTCGTAGGCCACCACCTTGCCTTCTTTCAGATAGATGATCTCGCCCGAAACAACCGGCTGCTCCAGCATCTGCTCCAACATCAGGACGTACACCATGATCTGGAACACCTTGTCGGCTGACCATTTCGGCAAAGGAACCTTGCCGGTCTTGTAATCGGCCACGACAACGTTGCCGTCATCGTCGTGAAGGTAACGGTCCACGAAACCGAGGACACGCACCCCGTTGATGGTGTCGTCAACTTTGGTTTCTACCCCCGCAAGGTTCATTTGCTGTGGGTCTTCCAACGCGAACAGGTTTTCGATACACCACCACGCCTTCCAACGAAACTGGTTGATGTCTCTAACCCCGACCTCGTCAGCCTCTTTCGCCCACTTGCTGTCCCACAAGTCACGACCAATGCTGCGAGCAGTATCGAACGTGCGTTCGTCAGCGGGCGTTTTGTAGAACTCTTCCAAAATCTCGTGGACGAACGAACCGAGGATCATCGGCTCTGTTGCCGGTTCCTTGATCCTGTCGATACGAGAAAACTTGAATTTGAGCGGACACTGAAGAAAGGTAGTCATCGACGACGCCGACAGATAGTCCGGCGGTTGCAACACCTCAGGCATGCTTGATGCCGCTGCTCATTCCCCGAAAAGTCGCCGGACGAGGCCACGACTTTTTAGACGCATCCTTTTCCCGAGCCTCTAAAAGTTCTTCGCGGGTGAGCGTGTCGTGATTCAAATCTTTGGCTTTTGTTGTCACATCAATCTCCTGTTCCTGCTTCGCCTGCCAGCAGCGAGATGCGTGCCATGGCCGCATCGAACATGTTCGCTGGCATTTCCCGGTAGGGCTTTTCACGGTCACCATATCCCGCCCACCATTCACGAAACTGTTCTTTCTTGTCGTCTGGAAGGTTGACGAACAGGGCGGTGAATCGTTCCCACCGTTCAGTGGAAACCGGCATGGCGTCCTCCTGCTCCAACGACAAAGCATCCTCGCTTCGTGCCAGATACAAGCCGATGCCCAAATCCTGACACGCCTTCTTGAACGCATCCGAAACAGCAGACTTGAAGTCGTTGCCAAGATCGAGCAGTTCACCGGAGTCGCGCTTCTTCTTGATCCGTGCCCCGCCGACACCATCCTTGGTGACGGTGCAACCGTCTACTTCGGCCACGATGCGGACAAGGGCGATGATCTCGTCTGGATCGGTAGCGTCGCGTTGCACCGACTGGATTTGCCTTGACCAGCCGCCGCCACCAAGAACGCTGTTGAGCCTGACGATGTATTCTGACACAGGCACATAAGACAGGGATTTGAATCCCTTCTGCACCTCCTGCACCAGACGTTCGTCAAATGCCTCCGCCAACCGAGCGGTTTGAGATTCGGAATTAGAAGTCATCATTTCTCCTTATGATGAGGCTACTGATGGCGTCACCCACCTCGCAGTATTCGTTTGCGTTGACACCAAGGCGGTCAAGTTCTGCAACACGCCAGTAGGAGGGGGCAGCGTATCGCAAGATTTCACGCACCATCTCTTCCGGGCCAAGGGTCACCTCTCCAGTGTCGAGGTCGATCGATGAGTCCACAATCCGTTGCGCCACAACTGACCCCAATGAGGCATGATCCCACTTCTTTCGCGGGTAGCCGCCCTTCGTTTCGATCATTCCGCCGTTGGAAAGGTGGATGGGTTGCGGGTGCTCCCCCATAGCGTCGATCAACGTTTTCTGGCTCCGCTTGAACACGTCGTCCATGATTCGCTTCAGTCCGTGGAGCCGGTAGACCCCTTGGGCAAGCGTGATGCGGGTGTCTTCGTTGTTGTCGTCTTCAAGGGCGGCAGCCAACAAGCCGACAGCGGTTTCAGTTTCCAGTAGGGCATGCTCTAACAGTGACAGTTGAGCATCTAGTTCGTCGGGGTTCGACACGGCGTCTCCGGGGTTAGGCATCTACCCCATTGACAGTAGCGGATTTATGTAGCAACCGCAAGGGTTGCTGTGTCACGATTCCTTAGGAGGCTTCGATTCCTTGGGAGGCTTCGGCTTGTCGCCAGCAAAGAGTTCCAGAAGAAAGTCTTCCTGCGGGGGAAGCCCCAACCTTTTCCTCTCTTCACGAACTTCGGCGCGTGCCATCTCCCGGTATTTCTCCCCGGCGTCGGGCTTTGAAAAGTCGGGGGGACCTGCTGGATACACCATCATCAACCATCTCCATCGGGGAAGAATTCGTCCTCTATGCCTACTATGCCCTTTAGGGCTTCCCGATTGGCTTCGGAAAGACCTGCTATCAACTCGCGTATTGTGTTACGCATGTCTTCGAATCCCAAGCCTGCCTCTTCCAACGCCCCTACGAATGTATCCAGACCACCCCCCGATTCCAAGTGTCCGTGTAGCGTATTCATAAACTGTGCTGCTTCTCGCCAGTTGTCTGAAACGTGTGTGGCCTCGTCATAGTCCCTGTTGGTAGTAAGGGCAAACACTTCTGAAAACATCTCTGCCGGTTCGCTAAATCCGTACATGGACGGTGTTATTGGTGAGACGATTGTCGCAAGTTCTTCTGCCGTGCTCATGCCCGCTTCGTTGGCTGAACGTGTAAAGAATTCAAAATTCTTGACCATTATCTCGGTACCTTCGCCTTCGTAGAGATTGCCGCTGACAATGTTGAAGGCGTCCTTCGGATCGAGTAGTTCGTCATAGTCGCTGTCTTGCCACGCCCGGAGCCGCGTCAGTGACCACATGCAGTTGAAAATATCACTCGTCTCCATGTCCGATGCCGCCATCAGCGCCTTGTCCAGATGGTGCGCATACTCGTGGCGGACTATCCCGTCGGTTCCATTGGTCGAAGTCCACCCCCCAACGTTTGTTTTCCCGAATGCCTCCTTATGGGTAAGTGCCCTTAGTTTGAGTTCTCCTAAACCGACCTCGGCTACCTTCCCAAGTTGCCCACCCGATATGTTCACTCCTGCCGTCCCCTCGTCTCCCTCCATAGCAGCGAACACAAAGTTTTTTGCTAAAGACATGTGCTTTGTGCCTGCTGCCGCTATAGCATTTCGCATCTTATCTTCGCCATATATTCCCTCCATCATGGTTTCGAACTCCACATATACGGCATCTGGAATGTCCCACATCTCCGTGGCTCCGTGCGCGCTAGCACCAAACATGTAGTCGTTGAGGATGGCTCTTTCCTTATCTGCATCTCCTTTGGCATCGAGCCAGCCCTCTATGATCTCTGCCATCTCGTTCAATCCCGAATTACGCAAATTCTCGACATACGCCTTCGATTTGCCTTTCTTGGTTCTCATCTGAAATCCACTTTGGGCGTTCTTCAATATGGAGTCAACGGCCACGCGAAAGTCCTCAACGAGCGCCTCACGGCGCTCAGATGACACTGACGGAGCGTCGGCATATTCAGGAGAATCAATATCGATTCGCTGCTTCTCGTCCTTTTTGAACAACTCCTTGTGCCAATGATCATGGCTTTTGGGGACACCGGGTTTGGCTGCCACATCGTCCGGTGAATCTATATCTCTCGTTGCTTGTACCTTTACGTCTGGGGCGCGGGTGATGTCACCGACAACGGTGCGTTGGTCGCCAATCGTGCCTCGCGTTGACTCCAACGTTCCATGCCGTGACTCCAACGTTCCATACCGGGTACCGAGCGTGCCGGTCATCCCACCCAACGTGTTAGCCCGAAACCCTTGCTTGGGGGCAGCCGCAGTGGGCGGCTTGCCACGCAACGCTTTGGGTGTGTACTCCTTGATGGGGCTGCCCTTGGCATCCACCATGCGAGCACCGGACGGCAATGCTGTCAGAAGGGCGTCGAGGACGTTGCCTGCCGCATCGACAAAATTCGCACCCGCCGGGCGTTCCCAAATCGTGCCCTCTTGCACGATGCCGTCGTTGTCGGCATCGATGGCCTTGGGCTTGAAGGGCGCTGGTCGTGGTGCCCAGACTTTGGTTTGGATTTGGGTCATAGTCGACTTAGAGGATTAGCCATTCCGGATGGTTGTATGTCCACTGCACGGTTTGTTCAAAACTTTTTTCGATGGTCATCGGCTGTTGCCAACCGGCTTCACGTAGTTTGGTGCCGTCCAAAGAATACCGCAGATCGTGTCCGGGTCGAGATGAGTGGAAGTCCACTAATTCGGTAATTGGCTCGATTCCGAGGATTTCTCCAACCATCTCTGCTATCTCCAAATTGTTGATCTCTTTCTCGCCAGCAATGTTGAAGCGTTCCGGCTCAGGATCATCGTCGCTGTAAGGAATCACTGGAGCATTCTCAAGAATAAATTGCACAGCGTCGCCGTGGTTGCGGGCATGCAACCACACCCGTGCCCCGATCGTCCACCCATCCGACCCATCCTTGGCATGAACCTGAATCGGCTCACCGTTCAGGATGCGACTCATCACCATGGGCACATACTTCTCCGGGTGTTGCCGTTCACCAAAGTTGTTCATCGTGTTCGTAATAATCACCGGCACATCAAACGTTCGCCAATACGAAAACGCGATCATCTCCTGAGCCGCCTTCGAAGCCGAATAGGGATTTGAAGGACGCAGCACCTCCCCCTCCCGGTGAGAATGACCAACCGGAGCAGGCCCGTACACTTCATCAGTTGAAATCTGAATGAACTTGTCCGGCCTCACCTCGCGCGCATACTCCAACATATTCAACACCAGAGCAACATTGTTCTCAACAAACGGCACCGGGTCAGTGATCGACCGATCCACATGAGAATCCGACGCCATGTTCACAATCCAATCAACTGCACCAATCGAATCCACCAACTGTGGATGAATCGGCGCACGAAGATCATGCCACACCACACGCACACGATCCGGATCAAAACAGTCAATGTCAGTCAACCGTTCAACCCGGCCTGAAAACCGCAAAGCGTCCATCACCACGATGTCCCAGTCCGTGTTCTTCAACCAATGCTCGACGGTATGGCTACCGATAAAGCCAAGACCGCCTGTCAACAACACGCGCTTACTCAACCCAAACTCCTCGACTCGAAAATGGACAAAAAAGCCCCCCTTGTTTTACACATTGGGTTCTGAACTACCCTTGTGCATTACAAGAGAACCTTACAACTGGATACCTTAGTCCCCTTCACCAGATCGGTAGGTGAGGAGGATTGGCCCTGTCATGGGACCAACCCTTCACCGTCACGGCAGGCGTATCGGCGTAGGCACCTAGACCCTCCACACATTGGGGGTTGTTGGTCAGCGGGCATCCACTCGTCGTCCCGAAGATGTGTGGGTTGAGGTGCTGGCCGCTGCCGGACTCCACCACGATGAGTAGTTCAGATCGCTCGTCAAGACCATCTGAGCGTTGAAGGGGAGGCCCCTCTGACGGGCGAACGCTAGGCGGTTTGGCCGCACGCTGGTCAGGCGTCGCCGACCATGTAGTCCTGTGGTCGGGTCAGGAGACCGGGACCTTAGGCGCTGGCGAATGACCGTGGTGGTAAAGGCGAGGGTTTTCTTTGTGGCGGGTCAGATTATGACTCGGGTTGGGCGTCGATGTCGGCCACCCAGCCCGGCCACAAAGTTGAATGCTCCCGCTGTCGCATCGATCTGGTCGTCGTGGTCGCATACCTCAGGAAAGGATGCGGCTTCGTCGAGGAAGTCGGTGAGCCATTGATTTCGGACAAGCCGGACGTTGCCATTTGCCACAGCAGCAGCGAGGGGCTTGGCGCGGACCTCCTTGCTGCCTGTCGACCTGATCCCGATGAAGTCGCAGCCGGGGAGGACGTATCTGGCGTACTGGTCGATCAGATTCTTGCCTGCCGACCCCGGCTCCTGCTCCATCCGTACTGCTACCTGCGGCCCGTCTTCCTCAGCGGTTTGAGAAATGAGGTGTTCGATCTTGTCGCCCTTGGCTCGAACTCGACGCACATCGAGAAGGTAGAAGATGCCTTGGTCGAACGCTCCAAGTGCCCCGACGGTCCAGTCCGGGTTCGGATTGTTGGGTGAAGGTTCAGTGGCGGCGAGGTCCCAGAATCGGACGAACTTCGGGCTGACCCATATGGGGGTTTCGGATTCTTCGATGATCACGAAGTTTTCCCGGTCGAACAACGACCCCAGTGACGATGCCCACCAGTCGCCAAATTCTAGGCGCTTGCGTTCGATCGGGTCGAGAGCCTGCAACGCCATTCGGTATGACTCGGCTTCGATGCCGGGATTGTCGTCAAGGGAGGCGGGAACGAAGATGCGCTCGCTGTCTCGCCCTTCGACAATGAACCGTTGCCTGACCCAGTTGGGCGCAGGGTTTGAGGCGCACCTCATCCGGAGGGGAACCTCCGATAGTTCGCCTGCCTTTGGTCGGCGGAGCCGGGAGAACATGTAGCGGTAGTCCGCTTCACGAATCTCCGTGACCTCGTCCATGCCCACGAATTGGAACTCTGCACCTTTGTAGCGGAGGTAGTCCTGTGAGTTGTTGAGGTAGCCGAAGGTGACGCGAGCGCCGGAGGGGAAGGTGGCGACGTAGTTGGAGCCGTTCCAGTGGATGTCGTCATGGGGCTTGACCCATTGGATGAACCTGTCCATGAGTGCGCCGGGTAGGGCGAGGTCAGCGAAAGTACGTCGAAACAGGATGGCGGAGTAGTTGGGGATGTCGACGTATTGCATGGCGGCCATGAGGAGGGCGCTTGATTTACCTCCTCCGGCGCTTCCTCCGTAGAGGGCCTCAAGGTGGTTACAACGCAAAAAAGCGGTCTGTTTGAGCGCAGGGGTCTCAGGACAGTACAAAGGTTCTTTGGGTTGTAGGTAGTTGTATATTTTTTCCCAGTCAGTCATTGGTACACTCTTGTCGGTGCGCTATTTCGTTTCCGCGTCTGGTCGTAGATGCGGGTAAGGTCTTGTCCATGAAGACGTTGAGGAAACTTTTGTCAAGGAATGCCATGGCCCACATATTTATGTTGTCTGCCATCATTCTAGTCGGTGTTGGTATCGGGGGAATAGATGTTCGATATGGTTTGGCGACAGGTGGCACTTTACTTGGCGCGTATGGTTATTTGCTTGGGGCTGAGTAATGGCTTGGAATCAGCCTAAAAACAAGGCGACTCCGGGCCAAGAGGAGAAGGTCATAGCGGTTGGCGCTCCGGTTGCTTACAACGCCGGAATGGTTGGCCGACCCTACTCTGACGGGTGGGACATTGAGCGCGCCTATCGAGAAGGTGTCGCCAAGGTCACTTGGGTCTGGCGCAGCATCGATGCCATCGCCGGAAACCAAGCCCGTTTGCCGATGATCATGCGAAAAGACAATTCCCCAACGGGGGAACTGGTCGAAAATTCTGACCTTGCTCCCCTGTTGAACAGTGTTGCCAACGATGGCGAAAGCGCCTTTGCGTTCCGGTACAGGCTTTCATCCCAGTTGTTGATGAGCAGCCGCGGAGCGTTTGTCGAAATCGTTCGCGGCCGAGGCGGTCAACCAGTTGCGTTGCATCTGTTGCCGCCGCAGAATACGGCCCCGATTCCCGATCCGAAGAAGTTCGTTTCAGGCTTCGAGGTGGCATTACCGGACGGCAGCAAGAAAACGCTGAAACCCGACAACGTGTTGTGGGTGCGTCGCCCCCACCCATTGGACCCCTACCTGTCGATGACCCCGATGGAGGCCGCTGGAATCGCCATTGAAGTGGAGTCGTTGGCAAAGGTCTACAACCGGAACTTCTTGCTGAACGACGGCCGCCCCGGCGGCCTGCTCGTCATTCGTGGCGAAATTGACGAGGATGACAAGGAAGAACTTCGATCACGCTTCAGAGGCAATCTGGCACAGTCGGGAGCGGTCGGAGTCATCTCTTCGGACGAGGGTGCCGATTTCGTAGACACGGGAGCCAGCCCCCGCGACGCGGCGTACATCCAGATGCGCGACCTCACGAAGAATGAGATTTTGGCCGCGTTTGGTGTTCCAGAATCCATCATCGGCAATGCCAGCGGACGCACGTTCTCGAATGCCGCCGAGGAGGGCAAGGTCTTCTGGATGGAGACCATGATGCCGCACCTCGAACTGCTTTCGCGGGCATTCGATTTACTTGACGACAAGAACTACGTGACATTCGAAACAGAGTCGGTGCCGATTCTGATCATGGCGAAACAGGAACGCAACCAGTTCCTGTTGAACGAATATCAGAACGGGTTGATTTCAGCAAACGAGTATCGAGGTGGAACCGGCAAGATTGAGGTTGTTTCGGAACTTGCCGATTCGTTGCTGTCGAATCCGAACCTCACGCCCATCGGCAACACGGAAATGCCGTTGGATGAGATGCAGCAGGGGCAGCAGGGTGGCGCAGTGCCGGGTGGTCCGGAAGGCATGCCCCCTGAAGGTGAGGGACCGCCCCCGGAGGGTGAGCCTCCGGGCGAAGGGCAACAAATGCCCGAGGGTCCGCCCCCGGCAGGAGCGACCCCTCCGCAGGAACAAGCCCCACAAGCGGCTGAACTTCCGCCCGTTGGTCCGCCGGGCGACTTTGGACTGTTGGGGGAGATGCCGGAGGGACTGGAGGTCAAGCGGTTCGACCTTGGCGATGAATGGCAATCGAAGGCTCTTGAGGATGTTGACCGATGGGAGTCTCTCTTTGGTCGATCTTTGGAACGTTTCTTCGAGCGGCAGCAGCGAGTCGTGTTGGAGAAGGCATCCAGCGTGAAGACGCGCCGGGCGTTGGAAAATGGAACCTTGACGGTCGAACAGGTGTTTGATCGGGAGGTGTGGGATCGGCAAGTGAGAGAAGACTTGCAGCCGTTGATTCTGGGGGCGTTTGGTCAGGCGGTCGAAGGGTCCACGACCGAGTCGGATGAGAAGGTGGAAACGACCGAGGAGGAGGTGCAGGAGTATGCCGAGGAACAGTTGCAGCGGGTTGAACAGGTCAACGAGACCACGAAGAAGGAACTTGCTGCGGCGATCCTGCTGGCGTTGCTGCTGAAGGATGACGATGATGACGATGCGAATATCTTGTTGAAGGTTTCGCTGTTGAAGACCGCTATCACTGCCGTGTTCGTGTACACGTTGACGAAGCGCCTGAAAGGCATTGCCGAGGTTGAGTCCCAGTCGGCCTATAACGCTGGGGTGTATTTCTCTGGACAGCGGGCAGGAGCCACGACGAAAACGTGGTTGACTCGCAAGGATGAGCGGGTTCGTTCGGCGCATCGAACACTTGAGGGGAAAACGATCCCGATTGGTGAGGGATTCAAGGCTGGTGGGACGATTTTGCGCTTCCCCGGTGATCCATTGGCACCGCCGGGCTTGACGATCAACTGC